AAAATTATTTTGTCGGGTCTTATTTTTTTCTTATCTTTGTTCAAACTATAAAAATGGATAAACAAAGTAATCATTGGGGAGACGTTATCATTTGGTTAGAAAAAGTTGCTAAATCTTGTCAAACCAAAGAACAGGCAGAAAATTGTGAAAGGTTAGTATGGAACTTTCACAGAAAATACCAAAAAAAACTCGGTTTGGCAGAATGTTTTGACCTCACAAAAGAGATTGATAAAATACTTTTGGAATTCAAACTCCCCGCATTTTATAAAAAACAAAAATTATGAAAGTAGTCTTTACTGAAAGTTTTTGGAAGTCTTTAAAAATTATGGCTAGACACCAAACTTGGTGGTATAGAACCTATGAAGTTTTTAGATATAAGCTTCCCGCATTTTTCCGTAATCTTTATTATTTCAGACGAGAATTATGGGAATTTAGAGGATGGGATTATTCATTCAATCTAACTTTGTTTGCACGTTCCCTTGAGAAAACATCCGAAGTTTTAGAAAAACATGGAAATGAGGTGGATGTGACCCGTTTAAAGAAAGTTCAGAAAATAAACCGCGTAATCGAAATAATTGGAAATATTCGAGAGAATAACTATCTATCCAAAGCCGAGCTCGAACTCGGTGAAATTATTCTCCGTAATAATTGGATGTTCACTGACGAGGACGAAAATCCTGAAATTATCGCACACAATAAAAAAATTTACGATAGAGCGGATGTACTTGAAGAACTTGAGTGGAACGAATTATTTAACATTTTAAAGGGTCAAAATTTTGATGAGTATAAAACCTTAATGGATAAAAAAAGTCCCGAAGAAAAGAATAAAATGAACGTCTGGAACGATTGGTATGACGGGTCAGGTATTCGTAACTGGTGGGATTAAAATTTTTAAATATGATTGCACTTTTCTTTTTTATGTTTATCTTTGTTGTCCTGATTTCGTGGGCTTGGGCTAGTGGAATTGATAATATGAAAAAAAATCATCCTGACTACAAGGGTGAGGATTTTTTGAATTGGGACAAAATTAAGAAATATGAAGATGACCTTTATAAGTGACACTCATGGAAAACATGAATATCTGACTTCCAATAGAATGGGAAACATTCTTGGAAACGGTGATGTTCTAGTTCATGCTGGTGACATCTCAAACGTTGGAAAAACTCACGAAATTAAAGATTTTTTGGATTGGTTCAGCAATACCGACTTTACTCATAAAATCTTTATCGCAGGGAATCATGACTTTGGCTTTGAACAAGTTCATGATATAGCACCCGAATATAAAGAAAAAGGTGTTCACTATCTTTTTGACAGCGAGGTTGTTATAGATGGAATTAAGTTTTATGGAAGTCCTTGGCAGCCTGAGTTTTATGATTGGGCGTTCAATCTTCCAAGAGGAGAAAAGCTAGCTGAGAAGTGGGCATTAATCCCTGAAAACACTGACATCTTAATCACACACGGTCCCGCATCAGGAATGCTTGATTGGGTTCCAAGTGGTCTACAAGTAGGTTGTAAAGATTTGTTTCACAGAATCATGAAAGTTCAACCAAAAATTCATGTTTGCGGCCATATTCACTGCGCTTATGGACAAAAAAATTTTAATGGAGTTGAATTTTTAAATGCCGCTGTTCTTAATGAAAGATACGTGCATGAAAACAAACCAATTGTTATTGATTTTGATGTCAAAACAAAACAATTTGATTACTTATAAAAAACAAAATAATATGAATAACAAAATTAAAGCTTTATTAACCGTGGTTGGTTTTTTACTTACTTTAACCCTTCTATCTTTAGGAGTAATGTACTATGCAGAGGTAATGGGTTATATAATTGTCGGAGGTGCGTTAATTCTTTGCTTATGGATTGCATATAATATTGCACTTGAGTATTATAACACAAAGGACAAATTGAATAACGACTAAAATACAAAAAATGAAAAACAAAAATGTCATTGAAGAGTTAAAAAAGTTAAATCCTGAAGACCAAACAAAGGTTACTTTAATCTTCAATAAGAAATCTCTCAATGAAATAAATTACATCAACGGAACTTGGGAAGAGAAAAATTATTTTTGTGAGGCCTCCACAAATTGGAGGTCGGGAGAACTCTTCACCGAAGAAATGAACGTGGATGAACTCATAAAGTTATTAAAAAAGAAAAATATCTCTGAACTTGACCAATCCGATTTCAACGACCTTCAACTAGTTGAAGCATCTGATGGCTCAACAGATATCTACGATGTGGAATGGGATGTTGAGCTCACTGAAGAAGAAGAGGAAAGAGCACCGTCAGGTATGGATATGTATTGGGACGGTGATATTACTGATAACAGTTATGAATTTTCATCTGATTCAATTTATGAATTAAAAATTGAATGTGGGGATTATTCAACCTCCATTAGTGAATAAAATGAAAAATAAAAAACTTTTCTTAGACGACGTAAGAAACCCAAAAACTGAAGGATGGACAATCGTTAGGAATTATGATGAATTTATAAATCACATTAATCTTTACGGTTTACCGGAAGAACTTTCTTTTGACCACGATTTGGGTGAAGGACAAAAAACAGGATATGATTGTGCTAAATGGCTTTGTGACTATTGTTGGGGAAATGGACTCCCTATACCTGAGTATAACGTTCATTCCGCAAATCCTGTTGGGCGGGATAATATTGTATCGATTCTTCAAAACTTTGAAAAAAAACTAAATTATTAAAAAATGGGACTTTTACTCTTGAGTCCCATTTTTTATTAAGTCTTTCATCGTTTTTTTCTTATCTTTTGGGTGAGTGTAACCCCTCTTATATTTGTACTCAACTTCAATAGGCCCATTTGGAAACTTTTTTTTGTTGTATTTCCAAATAGAAATAGTTTCCTCATCTTCGAAGGTTATTTCCCATTTATCAGGTCTTGGTTGTGGTGCTTTTTCGAATGGCATATTGCTAATTTACAAATTTAATTTGATTTCTTATGAAAAATAAATTAAGTAATTAAATGTTTGTGCTATAATTGCCAATTAAGGTTAGTGGTTTCGGATTTTGTAAGGCGTCAAGTAATGCACTTTCAATTTTACTTGTAGGGAATTTATAATGTATTCTAATCAAATTGATACCATTTTTTTCACAAAATTCATTTTTAATTCTATCGTTTTCTTTGGTAGTTTCAAATTTCGTACCTCCAAATTTTTCGCTTGGTCTGAAATGTTGTTCTCCATCATATTCAATGATGGTGTTTTTATCGGGTATGTAGAAATCAAAACGTAGAGGTTGACAATATCTTCCTACTTTAGTGTTTGTACAATTCTCAAAGGTCTTTTCCCTGAAATCACATTTTCTTGATTCCAAACAACTTTCATCAATAAAATTATTGTCTACGAGGATTTTTGCCACCAGCTTTTCACCACTAGATTCAGTTTCAGGAATAAAGTGAGCGGTTATCTTATCATAAAACTCTTTTCCTCTTTTGAGTGCGGCATTAAAATGTAAAAATGAATTTTTTTTAAATTCTGAGGTTGTCTTGTATTGATTAGCCTCTTTTTCTAGTTCCGAGTCAGTGTACTTTCGTTTGGATTCTAAATAATCAAATCTACATCCTTGTCCCTCCAAGTGTTTAGAAGGGATTATTTCAAAATATTCATTACCTGTTCTATCAATCCATTCATCTCTGTGTTTTGGACAGATAACTTTGACCTTAGTTCCTGAATCAACGTAATCCACTAATGAGTAATCGTATTTTGGATTACCGTTTTCACTATGGACTGTCTGAGCTCTTTTAATAAACTCGTCTTGTGATAGTTTATTCGAACCACCCTTTTGTTCATTAATCAACATTGAGAACTGAGACTCCGTGAGAATTATTTTCATTAACAATAAATACCGAATTTAAATAAAAATCCCCTCTTTATGGGAGGGGATTTCAATTTCTTACTCTTCAGTAGAGTCGCCTTTTGTTTTGTTAATCCATTTGTCTACGGAACCAATTCCAAAAGAACCTAAAACTAACCACATAAATGCATTAAAAATGAATTCGTTGATTACTAGGTCTTTCCCTAATGAACCTGTAACAATGTCTGCAATTGCAAACCCTGTCATCATAATAAAAGCTAAAAAGCCTACAACAGATTTTTCGTTGATTGAATTGTTATCGTTAAACAACTGTGCAAAGAATTTTTTCATAATATTTGGTAATTTACTTACCAATAAATATCATTCAAAATTCAAATTCCTCAATTAAAATGGTGGATTTGCTGGTGGTGTAAATGGTTTTACACTTGTTTGTGTTACACCATTATTATTTGTTACAGTTTGTGTTCCTGAACTATCAGTTGTCACCACAGCTCCCAACATTAAGTATTTGGTGTTTGCCAACGATGTAAGAGGTCCTCTTGGTGTTGATTGAGTTGTTAGATTTGAATTATACACCGCAGTTCCAATTGTCATTCTCATATTAGTCCAATAACCTGGCCAATATCCACCATAGTATCTACCAATAGTGTCAGTTGCAGTGATATAATTAAGTGTATCAAGAGAAGTTGCAGTACATCTTACTCCATCAATATAAACCGCAGTTGTTCCGTCAGCATTTCTATTATAGATTAAATAATGCCACTGATTTGCAGTAATGGTTGAACCCATTGTATAACTAAATGAACCTCCACCACCATTTCTGTCCGAAGTTATTGTTGTACCATTCGCAAAATATAAATTCAAACATCCTGTAGGACTAGTAACAGGAGAACCTACTATTCCCACATTATTAAAGAGACCATTATTATAAAACCATCCCTCCAATGTGAATGTTCCCGCTCCGAAAGTTACACCAGGACTAATTCCTAATGATTGGTTACTACCATTGAATAGTAAACTACCCGCTAATGTTGTATATGGTGTAGGACTCGGAGTTTGTGTTAATGTTGGTGTAGGTGTTGGTGTTGATGAAGTCCTTGTAGGTGTTGGTGTTAATGTTGGTGTCGGTGTTGTCGTCTCCGTATTGGTTGGTGTTAATGTTGGTGTAACTGATGGTGTTTGAGTATTAGTCACACTTGGCGTTGGTGTATTTGTACTGGTTTCTGTTGGCGTTGGGGTAACTCCTACATTAATTTCTGCACTGATATAAACAGGTAATCCAACGGTCCAATTTGTCGTTGCTGATTGGATTAAAACTGCGTTTCCTGACGGAGTGCCCAAAGGAGGAACACCTACTTGAGTACCAAACACAAATCCATCACCTGCCACACCTGGAGGTTCTCCTGTATTACCTGACCAATATTTGAATGCACTTGTATCACCAGAGTAAATCGCGGTACTTCCTGTTTGAGTCATTGTAATTGTAATACTTTGACCTGTAAATTGTGAGAAATAACTTGTTCTATCTATACCGTCAGAATCAATTGAATTGAAGTATATTCCTCTGCCATTTATAGTCAATTCATTAGGGTTGGTAGTTCCTGTTTGGACAGCACCTTGGTTCATAATTGTATTACCTGTAGCTGGGAAGTTGTAAGGTAATACTATTAAATTAAATGAATATCCTGTTACTGGTATTGGACTTGTTGATGGTGTTGGCGTTAATGTTGGTGTAACTGATGGTGTTCCAGTATTAGTTACACTTGGTGTTGGCGTACTTGTAGTTGTTGGTGTAGGTGTTACTAAAGTTGCCTCACATGCAGCACAGTTAACATAGAAAAGAAGTGGTGTTGCACCGTCTGTTGGAGTTGCCACGGTCTTCTCAACAATTCTATAACATCCACTTGGTGTTCCTCCTGTGAATGTAAAGTTAAATACGTCACCAGGTGCTAATGATGATGGTCCTAAATCAGCAACTAATACGTTCAAGTTGGTACATCCCGAAATTGTGAATGTTGTAACTGAAGTTAAGTCAGTTGTAGTTGGTGTTGGTGTGTTCGTTGGTGTTTCACTTGGTGTAGGAGTACTTGTCGTTGTTGGAGTTGACGTTACTGGTAATGTTCCTGTTGGTGTTGGTGTTACTGAAACATATGAATTCCAAAAACCATTGGTTGTTAACCATGTACTTGCATCGGTTGCCGATGAAAATGTTTGAGGTATACCATAAGCACTTGATACTGATTGAGACAAATTAATAAATTCACTATCTGAAAATCCACTTGTCCCATAAAATCCAACGGATGCGGTTATATCTCCTAAAAATGTAAATCCTGCCGGTACCGAATAAATTGGTTGTGGTAATAAAGTAACTTGACCTTGAATATTTACAGGGAAAGGTGTAATTGCTGGATACAAATTATTTAATCCTGCCGAATTAACACTTCCAGTTCCCGATGATGGGTCTTCATTTCTAGTTCCATTCCAGTTTCCACCATTAACCCTAATCCACCATATACCGGTATTCAAATCTAAGGCAATATCAACAACATCATTCACACTTCCCCATGTTGGTAAACCTGAGTCTTGTACCGTTCCAGCATGAAGATAATCCCCGTCGCTGCTGAACCCAATACTTTTTGCATCAAATCCACCAACATAGGAATTTAAGTCCATATCTTGTAAACCAAACCCAATTTGTCCTGTGACTAATTGATTTACCCTTAGGCTATACATCACCTTATTAGGTGAGGTTATAAGTCTTGTTCCCAAAACAGAACTTTGTATTTGACCTGATGTTGCGACAGTATTTCCACTTGATAAAACAATACCTGTTCCGGCATAGTTGGGGTCCCAAGTTAAAGAAAGTGGTGTAGGTTGAGTATCTCCTGAAACAGGAGCCGCAATAACATACCCTAAATCTTCGTCAGGTCCATTCCAATATTGTGGGCTACTTGTAAATCCTGAAGTTGGAGTACCAACTGATAAATCTCCAACTTGTTCTGTACCTGGTATGGTGCTTCCTGTATTATATGCAAAGGGTCTTGTTGTTGCCATTTTTTCTTTATTGATAAATACTTAAATGGCATAAAAAAAGGGAGACACCGTCGTGTCTCCCAAAGTCCCCGTCAGGACAAACAGGTCAAAATTTTTTTGGGTTGGGAATAGACCGACTAAACCCGATGAGTGGACAACTCTTGTTTTAATATTACGACCAAAACGCCCGAAATGTCTGTGGTTGTTTGCTTATTCAGGATGAAGCCGGAATTTTCCTTTCCTCATAAACCTCCCGTGTTTTGTTCGTCACTGTATTTCTAATTTGTAGAGCGGAGAAGAAAATTGGACGGGTGAGTATGGGTAACCACCACAAAGTAAACATTCCGCTGTCCGTTTTTTTGTAAAGATAAGGAAGATTCTAATGCCTTCCAAATCTTCTGATGAAAAATCAGATAAAAATCTGAAAATTTTCGTGGTTGGGGGTGGAGTCGAACCACCGGCACAAGACTGTTCAGGTCCTTGCTCTACCTAAACCCCGAAGAGTTACTGAGCTACCACAACCAAATGTCTTACAAAGATAAGAAACCTTTTTCAGACCACCAAACTTTATAAGAACTTTTTTTGAGTTAGAATACCGAGTATCTTTCATCGCCTATAAGTTTCAAACTCTTTACAAAGATAGGAAATTATTTTATCCCGTCCAAAAAATATTTCACAGTTTTTCTGATTTTTGGAATCCCAAGGTGTATCCACTCATCCTCAACCACATCTGAAATTTTAGATGTGAGGAATTTTTTGTTTTCGTATAAGGAATACCCCTTTTCATTTATCACAATCATTTTGATAGGCGAAGTCATCCAATCGTAATTAAGTTCGAAGGTCCTAAAGTGTCTTTTGAGATGATTCAAAAGTTCAGGAGAATATCCTCCATCATAGTTAGATTTTATTTCATTTATTTCTTTTTCTGTCATTCTCATAAAAAATAAATATAAAAATATTTATTCATAAAATCTTAAATCATGGCAAAAGGTTCAAAATCGACAGGTGTATCAAGAAAAATTACTTTCGGAAAAAGAAAGGGTGGAAACGCAAAAAAATCATATAACAAACATTCTCCAAGACCTAAAGCCTATAGAGGTCAGGGTAGATAATTCACTCTGAATTTTTTTTCTCTATTATTTCCTTATGAAGGACAAGGAGCGTATTATCCGAATTTTGGAACATTATATCAATGTCATAAAAAAATCGGACGTCCAAACTATGTACGGCTCAGATTCAAAAATTGCAATCACAAATTTGGATTACAGTATCACTTCTAAATCATTATACATCGAAGCTAAAATAATTTTGGGTGATGAAATTAATGAATCCCTTTTGGATAGATACTTGGCAGATGTATTGATTACAGATGCGGTGTCTTATATCTACAACGATATTCCCGTAAAAGTTTCAGTAAATTTTGATGTCTAAATTATTTGGACTTTCTGATTTCCTCTAACAACTCCATATTTTCTTTCTGTAAAAATTCAACCTTTACTGTAAGTGCAGAAACTTTTTCTGTGAGTGTTAAAATTGTGCTTCTCATGTCGTCTTTCTCACGAGAACTTTCTTGTAATAATACTTCTAATTTTGATATTCTATCCCTACAATCGTGTCTGATGAAATCCTCATCTCTTTCTTTTCTCATTGCTCTTTTTTCGTAAAATCTGAAAGCGGTTGCCGAACCCAAAACGGTTATGAGTGTGACCATGACGGCATATAATGATTGTGGTTCCATTAATTTTTATTTAATAAATATAAAAGATTATTAAAAGTTTTTTTTGGTGAAATTTGGACTTTTGAAAGGAGGGAAATAATTATTATTCTTATAGAATAATAATAGAAATAAAAAAAATTAAAAAAACTAGCAATACTAGTTCTAGGAAATTTTCCCGTTTTCTGAGATGGTCAGATTTTAGACCACGTCATATCGGAGTTTAAAATAACAGAATATAAAAAGGACTTTGACCATTCGGTGGGTCCAATGAGAGAGAGGGTCTTTGACCCATCAGAATTCTCATATAAGTGATATATCTCTCCGATTTTGGGTTCAAATTTGTATTGTGACTCATAGACCTCCTGCTGAAGTAGAATTGAATTTTGGAGGGTTTCTGCCTCTTTAACGAGTTCGTCAAATCTTTTTTTCACAAATCGGTCCACTTTGTTTAGACCGTGTTTTTTAAATGCGGTCAAATCTTGGGGTTCAATCTTAGGTGCTCCCACGTGTGTTGGATATGGGATTACCATGGGTTGTAGGTTCACCTTATCGATATGTGATTGTGTTGACATAAAAAAAATGTCCCGTTGTGGGACATCAATATATAAAATTTTTTTCGAAAAGTAATTACTGACCTTTAGCGTATCCCATACAGTGTTTCAAAAATTCTTTTGCTCTCGGTGAAACGTGATTGTGGTTCATAACTTTTTCGATGTCTTTTACTAATTCTTCACCGTGTTCATTTTCCTTGTAAAGTTCGATGATTTTGTCCATTGCTGTAGTACATTCTTTCTTAACCTCATCGAAATATTTGTAGGGTTTGAAACTTTTCAGTGTATTCATAAGTTCAAAAGCCAAATGTTCTCCACCGTCTGAAATGTTCGGATGAAGTCTTAAGGTTTTTAGAAGTTCCAATCTGTCTGCCAAACCACCAACACCTTGTTTTCTTAGAGTAACACCTTCGATGTAATCTTCAGGTTCATCTATACCCATAATTTCATCTAGTGTCTTTACATTACCACTGTTACAAAACTTTTTTTCTTCTTGTTGAGGTTCCTCTATCAAATACATTTTTCTGATTAGACTTTTTTCATCTTCAGACAAAATAAATTTCTTACTCATGACAATAAATATACTTGAAATTATAATATTCCGTGGATGAATTCGAATTTCTGTTCTTCAGTCAAAATTTCTTTTGTAAAAGAGAAGGGGTTATAATCACAAATGAAAAAATGTTTTTTATAGTAATTGTAAACTCTTGATGCAGCCTGAAATGAGTACAAATCTGTAAATTCAAAAGGTTTTTTATTGTAAAATTTGTTATTGGATATCAAATCGATTATTTCTCCGCTCTTCCAATGTGAACTTTCTGTGATAAATTCTAATTTGGATAGGTCCTCTACCAAATTCTCCATTCTTATCAAGTTATGGGGTATTATTCCATCAAAACTTAGTTTAGCGACGTAATCACGAACAGGAATTTTGTCAATTTTATTTTCCAAAATCCTTTGATTGATAGCGTATTCGAAAAGTTCCAAAGTGAAAGTATCAATTTTATTTTTTAATTCTTCTTTTTTGTTTTTTAAATAAACAAAATGTCTCCCGACAGAGGTAAAGTTCAAATAAAAACTCAAAATCTTGTCATAAGGGTTCCTTACATTACAAATTATTTTATAATCTTTGAATTCATCAGGTAAATCAATTGCATGAGAATGGTATTTTTCTGAAAGTGGTGTAAATTTCTTATTGATGGTGTTGTAAAATTCAAAATCAAATTTTCTGAAGATTTCTGCAGTTATTTTTGTACCACACCTTTCTGGTGCCCACCATACAATCTTTAATTCTCTATTGACGTTCATTTAGATAAACTTAATCAAGTTTTCCACAAACAAAATACCCACAATATTTATGATTATGAGAACTTCAATATTAATATTCCTGATTTCCTTAGTAAATATAGGTTTCGGTCAAGACACTGTAAGATTGAAACACACAAACTTCACAACAGTGTTCGATAAATCAAAAAAATATCCCGTTTTGGTCGAATGGTGGACCACAAAAGCGATGGTAAGTTGTTTAACTCCACTCAAAAGGAAAGATAATTTCAAACCTGACCCTAAATTACCTATAGAAACCGATATTGCAAAGGATTATGTAAATAGTGGGATGGATAGAGGTCATATGATGCCAGCTGCGGACAATTTATGTCAAACCCAACAGGTTCAAGACGAATGTTTCTATTTTTCGAACATGGTAGCTCAATATCACAGATTAAACGCTGGTGATTGGAAGAGTTTAGAGACTTTCATAAGGTACGAAGCCCAAAAGAAGGATTCAATAAGAGTTTGGACAGGAAATATTGGAGAAATTAAGAAAATAGGTAGAGTTAGTGTTCCAAAACAGTGTTGGAAGGTCATTTATATCAAAAATGAAAAGAAGTTTAGAGGTTTTTTGTTTGAAAACGACCTTTCTACCCCGAACGGATTCGAGGATAATGAAGTCCCCGTAGAAAAAATCGAAAAACTTACAGGATTTAAATTTCGTTAAACAAAAACTTGTTAATGTTATGGATTGTGTTGGCAGAATCCCTTCTGTCATAACATAAATCCCACAAAGTTTTGTTTTTCAGAAAAGGGTGAGGGACCGACTTAGACCAACTTTTTCCCAATTCATAATCTTCAACCGTCCAAGTAAGTTTTCTTTCAGGTTTTTTCAAAAAAAACCTTCTGATTTGTAAAAATAAATTAAACATAAACATATATTAAATAAAAAACCCCCTTTTTCAAGGGGGGTTAGTTTATAAGTTCCAAAAAGAAAGATTTACTGTGGTTTCAGGGTCAATTTCTGACCATTCCAACAATTTTCCTCCTGTTCCATTCTCTTCTTGAAGTATAACATTTCCTGCACCCGTAATATCTGCTTGCATTTTGACAAGCTGTGTTCCACTTATGTCTCCTCTGTCTGCAAAAATACCATCATTTGTGATGAAATTCAATGAACCTTGACAGATTGGTGTATTATTAGCTTCTTCGTTGTCGAAGATTTGAATAGTTTTGTTTTCTGTGGAAATCCACTGAATTGTTTTATCTTCTATTTCAGAATTTGGAACAATAACTTCATCAATGCCATTAACTCTAATGAAAAAAGTTGTGTTATTTCTTAAGTTTACCGTAACTGACATAATCTTTTATTTTTTCTGATTTTATTGTCTATATAAATATCATCAAACTATGGATTAATATAGTCTTTGGGTATCATTGAAGATTTTTTTCATTTGAGCCTCTAGTTTTTGAACCTCTTGAAGTTGTTTTGCATTCAATTCCAAGTTTTCTGCCTTTATAAGTCTTACTTGCTCTTGTAATCTTTGATATTGAAAAAGCATTTGGTTGTATATTTTAGCTTTCTCTGAATTACTTAAATTTCTTTGCATAAATTTTTTTTAAAACATAGGAACAATGTCAGATTTATCAACAAATTTAATTTTTTCATAAGTTTTATTGAATAAATCAACAAGACGATAAATCTCCCTCTTTTGTTCTCTATCAATTTCTTGACCATTATCTGACATCATTATAATCTCATCAATTCTTTGTTTTATTTCTTCCAAGGAATCGACAAAATCATCATTTCTACCAGGAATCGGAGGGTCAATCGGTTGAACATAGATGTCCAAGTCCATGGCTGTCTCCAAAAGTTTGACGTATTGACTTTCTTTTATTATTATTGATGACATCGTGTGTGAATATTTATAAATAGTGTAAATAGAAGATATGGCATATTCAGAAAAAGTCATCGACCATTATTCCAATCCGAGAAATATTGGAACTTTGGATAAATCAAAATCAAACGTTGGGACAGGATTAGTTGGTGCCCCCGAGTGTGGTGATGTTATGAGACTTCAAATTGAGGTCGACGAAGCCGGTATTATATCCGACGCTAAATTCAAGACTTTCGGTTGTGGCTCAGCAATTGCATCATCAAGTTTAGCAACTGAATGGTTGAAAGGAAAATCAATAACAGAAGCGGTAAAAATTGATAACATGACTATTGTTGAGGAATTAAACCTACCCCCTGTAAAAATTCATTGTTCAGTGCTCGCAGAAGATGCAATCAAAGCAGCAATAAACGATTACCGTAAAAAAAACGGTTTAGAAGAATTAAACTAAAATGAAAAAATTCCTATCAGGTTTTTCAAACGCCCTTCTTGAAACCATAAAAATGTTTTAAACTACTTTACTATGAAAAAGTTTATTTTTTCCTCAATTTTTATACTCTCAGTACAAATATTTGCCTTTTCTCAAACCAGTTCTTGGCGTACTACACCACCATCCCAAAACTCATCAACAAACACCACAACAAGTTCTTGGCGTAATCAGAACCCTACGGAATTCAACAAACCAAGAGAGGTTAGAACGCCCGTAATAATAGATAACCGACCTTTCGGTTGGAACAGATGGGAATGGAATAGGTGGAGTATGTGGGGTGCACCAGGTTTCGGTTGGAACTCATGGTTTCCATTTGATTATTGGAATTCATGGGGGTATAGACAACCTGCACGGGTGTTTTACTATGACAATGGAAGAAAAGACACAATCTTCGGTAAAAAACCTGTCTATAATTTTGGTTTACAAATGTCAAGTTCTAACCAAATCGGTGGTTTTTTTGCAGTGGGAACTAAGTCATACTTCATTATGGAATACAACTCCACTTACCAAAAGGACAACTCTACTTTTTTCCCTTACGGAAACATAAATTTGGTAGATTTTCCTTTAGTTGATGATTTGGTTAAACTCAAAACATACTACGTGGGTATTGGAAAAAGATTCAAAAGAACAGGTGTTCACATGATGGTTGGAGGTAAGAATGAAATTGTAAGGTATAGAGGTAAAGACGATATTGGTTACATTACTTTTCCAAAGTATGAGGATAACTCCATGACAATTAAATTCGGTATTTTACACGATTTCAAAACGGCTAGTTTCAAAATCGATTATAATCCCATTATAAATAATTTCTACTTCGGACTAGGTCTTAATTTTTAATTATGGTAACGGTGACAGAAAATGCTAAAACACACATTCTAAAACTGATGAACGATTCAGGTTTGGAAACTACAACGCATTTTCTTCGAGTTGGTGTAAAAGGTGGGGGATGTAGTGGACTATCTTATGTTATGGACTTTGATGATAAAAAAGATGTGACTGACGAAGTGGTGACACTTTCTGATGACCTCAGAATTGTAATAGATAGAAAATCTTTACTATATCTTTTTGGAACTGAGCTTAACTACTCTGATGGATTGAATGGTAAAGGATTTGAGTGGGTTAACCCAAACGCCTCAAGAACTTGTGGTTGCGGAGAGAGTTTTTCCCTCTAAAATAATTCGGTGAAATACCATTTCCCTCCCTCGGATGTATTTTTTATATCCAAATATTTTTTTGCAAGATGATAAGGAAAACCATATCTATTTTTCAAATCCCAATCTTTTCTATTATTGGAGGTTACTATATTCAATTCCCATTTCAAATCACTTCCGACTCTTTGAGTATTTCTGATAGGATAATTAAAAGATTTTTCAACAATTTCTTTAAGAACCTTACTGTATTTACTTTGGTCCATTGAGAATAGAAGAAAAGTTATATCAAAAAATTTACTGTTAAATCTCAATTCTCCATTGGAATTTATTATGAAATACCATTCCGAATTTTTTCTGTTGAAAATGTAAATTGACTCTGCATGCGGTAATATTTCTGCATTTTTCAGAGCACTTTTTAATCTGAGTTTTATTAAATGAGTTAGTCTTTCGTTTGTATCCATAATCAAAAACCCCCTACTTGGGAGGGGGTTTCGTTTTATTCACTTAGTTCTAAGAAATACCTGAAGTTGAATCCTTTTTTCATGTTTACAATAGAAATGACACCAATATTTGAATTTTTTGACTTGAAAACATCAATCTTCACTTCGTCATCAGTTCTTAAATCTCTACCGTTATATCTAAGACCTTCTAAGGACTTAGTTGTCATAGGTTCTTTACTGTTATTATAGACCTTGTACATAGTTGGGGTTTTTGCGTGAAAAGAAATAAACTCGTCTTCAACAGTAACATCAATCTTTAAATCTGATAGTTTTGTGTCAAGTTTCCACTCCTCTGTAGATGTGTTCCAAAGGTAAAGTTCTGCCATGTAGCAACGATAAACAGTTTGACTGAAACTGAATAGAGAGATAAAAGAAAAGGTTAAACTGAAAATAATTTTTTTCATTTTGATTAGATTAAAGTGATTGAATTGATTTTGTCTCCTTGTCTGATTTGGTCGATTACATCAAGACCTTCAACCACTTTACCAAAACAAGTGTGATTACCATCAAGATGTTGAGTATTTTGTCTATTATGACAGATGAAAAACTGTGACCCACCAGTGTTTCTACCAGCATGTGCCATTGAAAGAACTCCTTTATCATGGAATTGTTTGGGTGATGAAACTTCACATTGGATGGTATACCCGGGTCCACCATTTCCAATACCATTAGGACACCCCCCTTGACAAACAAAACCAGGAATTACACGATGGAAATTTAATCCATCATAAAATTTTTCTCCAATGAGTTTTAAGAAGTTATTTACTGTAATTGGTGTTTCATTGTCGTATAGTTCGGCAATCATATCACCCTTCGCTGTTGAGATTTTTACTTTTGACATATTTTTTAATTTACACAAATGTACAAAAAAAATTTTCAATAGAAAACAAATTTGTATATGTAAAAAAATATTTATACTTTTGTTTTTATAAAACCATTAAAATGAAAAAAGTTATTCTTCTTTTATTAATTCTTTCATGTTTAAAGTCTAACGGTCAAAAATATGTTGTTAATGTAGATAGAGGTCAAAACTTCTATCACGATTCTTCTTACTCAACTATAGATGCAATTCGTCTGAATAAGGTTAATTATCTCTCAAGTGGTCAAAGTAATCTAACTTTCACTTTTGATTTTGATAATATGGTTTTTACAAGACAATTCAATTATGAAACACCTATTACAAAGAAAATGACAAAAAATTCATACTCAAATAATTTCATTGATGTTTTAGTTGATTACAGTGATGGAGTTAGAAGTTATGTTGTTTTCAAAAATGATAGTAACTACCTTTTTGTTTCAAGAATTTATGAGGGGAATAAAATAACTGGTTGGTTTGATGACAACGTAGAAATAAAAAAGAGACCATAAGGTCTCTTTTTTTTTATGATTTGATTTCGTTTGCTCTTATTTTAATGAAATCTCCAAGTTTTTTGAAAAACTCGTCCTCACTCATCATATAAAAATTAGAGTCAGGAGTTGTAACGGTTTCAATATATCTCCATTGTGGTTGACCTTTGAACCAATTTTTTACACTTGGTTCCGACATTCTTTCGGGTGTGATTCCCTCTTGTGCAATTAAAGATAAAAAATTATATACACCATTTTTCAAGTTCCAAAAAGCAGTACCTCGTTTATCACTTGTTTCTCTATTAAAAATATCTAACCAACTTTGTGGAATATTCATCTGACCTACTATTTCAGCATTAGAGGGAACTCGTCTGAATTTTTGTAAAGCCATCTCATCTTTGATTCCTGGAAATTTGTAAGTAACTCCATCTTGAGTAAAAAATTGAGTCTCTTGTTTAGTATCTCCTGTCGAGGGAACGTTAGATTGTTCACTAATTACCTTACCGGCTTTATAACCAAACAAATATTTCATTTGGTCTATTTCACTTAAAACTTCTTTTTTCATTTGTTTTTTTTTATAAATATCAATTATTTCTTGTTTTCGAATGACTGTGCCTCTTTTTTCAATTCTTGGAATTCTTTATAAGTGGCCTCCAAAACATATTCCTCCAAATATTTGTGTTTACTGAATCCCAAATGTTTCAATAGACCCGGTGTCTCTTTCACTAAATCCAAGAATTCTTTTACTCCTGCAGATTTAGAAGAAAGTTCATTCAATAATCTATTTTTTTGAGACTCTGTAATTTTAACTCTCATAATGAATAATTATCAATCTCTTTTAAGAAAATATCTTTCTCCTTTCCAATCAATCCATTGGGCACCTTCAGAATAATCTATTTTGGATTTATTGAATATCTCTTTATAACCTTCGTTGTACTTAAGGATAATTTTATCCTCCTCAAAAATAATGGAACCTAAATGTTTATTCATATTAATATTCTACTGTTTTTAATTCAAATTCATAAGTGTCCTCAAACCACTTTTTAAATGGTTCAATCCAAGTATTGCCGAAATATCCATCCAAAGCATTATATTCATTATAATTCTCGAAAATAAGAATGGGTGATTTTTCGTGCATTTCTCTGGCATTGTCTGAAGAATTATACTTCCACCAACATTTATTATAAACTCTAAATTTAACCTCCTCGTCAGAATAGTCTCCTTCGTAAAATTCAATCGCACAGTCAGTTTCATCTCCATCATCGTTCAGAGCGTATGTCCAGTTCAAATCTCCATAATTTTTATCGAGATAATTTGTAATGACCTCATTTACTCTATTTTCGGTGATGATAAATTTCATGAAATTTTTTTCAAAATTTTATTATTTTCATTTATTCTCTTCTGAGTTTTTATACCCGACCTTTTGCTTCTCATCGGTTTGAATTTTTTCTTACTTTTTGCCATTGTCTATATGATTAAAATTGAATTTAAGTTGATGGTCACCTGACCTGTAATCCTCACCATACCATTGTAGTTTTTTTCCAATATAATCTCGGAGTTCTCTTCCGACCTTTCCAAGTATTCTTGCCTCAACAAATTCCTTCGAAAACCCGCCTTCATTTGCCAAATAATTAATTTTTTTGTCCCTTCTTGGGTCAGAAACCTCATATATATCAATGTCAACAACTCCGTTTTCTCCCTCCTTCCTCAAATCTTTTATCTTAAACTTGATTGTATAACTTGACCAATCAAAGTTTTGGCCAGGTGCTCCATAAATGGTATGAGACCTTTTTCTCATGCTTGTATCTTGTTTAGCCTTCTTTTCAAATTGTGATGCCTTGTATTTCAAAAATTCCTCGTGTGTAAATCCCCTCTGTAATAACTTCATTTCTTCAGGTGATGCCCAAAAGATTTCTGATTTCAATTCATCACTATATCTCGTTGGTGAGGTATTTGACATTTGTCTACCTGTAGATGAAGAATATCTTTTCGTGACCTCGTACCATTTTCCCTCTTTGAAAATATAAATTGGATACCAACCATATGATTTCACAACGTAGTATTTAACTCCTCTCATATCCTTTTCCCACTCCCCTGAAAGATTAGAACCTCTAAATGGCATTTGAACTTGAGAATACTGACCGGCTGAAGTGTTAAGAACTACTTTACCAGGTAAGTTCCTTGGGTCTACGAGTTGTGCTTTCGTAGTTTCATCATACTTTCCGTCTTTTCGAAAGTTCAATAAATAAAGTTCTGTGTAATACTTCGTATTTTCTGGGGGAAGTCCCAAATAGAGGGTAATGTTTCTAATATAATCTTCAATCTCCGCCTTCTTTTTGATTTTCTTTTTTTCTTTTTCCTGATTTACTCTTTTGAACAAAACAACTTCCACAGGAGAAAATGCTTTCTCTTCTTGCTCCAATAGTCTAAATTGTTTCTCAGATAAAATGTATTTCATCTTAATTTTCTTCATTAAATTCAGGGAAATCATCATCTACGATAAATTCCGTATCAGGTAATTTGTTTTCCCAAACATTTTTTATGTGTGCTTTAACTTCTTCGCGAGACTCTCCATTGTCAGCAAAGTCCATCATAACCCTACGACCATCATCAAAAAGACAATAAAATCTTATAAAGTTTTCACCATTGAAATAATCTAAATTTGGTGCGTCGGCAAATTTTGAAACTTCAATAAAATCATCATAAACTTTCATGTTTTCACCATCAACCAATCTATTCAAAAAAAGTAATTTTATAACGTCTTCAATACAATCGTCATCTTGGTCTCCGTATTTTACAATCGGTTCATTAGGATTTTTCAAAATATACCTTTCAAGGTCCGTGAGAGACTCCTCACCTTGAGCACTGATTTTATCTAATATGTTGTCAACAAATTCTTGATTTACAAAGTCCCTTTCAACAAGTCTTTGATATTGTGACTCTGACAAAATGTAAGTCTTCTTCATACTATTAAATACCTTTTATTATTTCTTTTTCAAAGTATTAATAATAAATACAAAAATCCCCAACCTAAGTCGGGGATTTCATTTAAAGTTTGTTGTGTCTTGGACCTCTATGGGGTCTCGGTTTGTTCATTGGACAATTCTGACAACAATTTTGTTGTGTGAAACGAGCCTGTCTAAATCTTTGAGCCTGTCTCATCATCTGCATTCTTTTGAATTGTTCTTCAGACATCGTTATAATGACTTTACCGTCCTTTCTTTCAATGTTAGGTCTTTCCATCTGTATTCTTTGTTGATGGTCTACAAAGTCTCTAAATTGATTAGGAAGAGGTCTTTGAGGGGGTTGTGCTTCTGATATAAATCCTAAGCAACCCAAAACGAGTGTAATTAATAGTTTTTTCATGTTTTTTTTGGTTTGACATAGATAACGTCCATAAGTTTAATCTTTAGTATTTTTCCTAATCCACCAAAGACATCAACGTAGTTGGACAACTCTTTCAGTTTATTTTCGAACACACTATAATGTATTCCATAGGTATTATGTTGACTAGGGTCTTTCCAATTCAGTCCCTTTGGGATGGGAGGTTCTGAATAAACTTCAGCAACATAGTTGGCTGTCTCATCAGGACCACCCTTTCTGACGTATACTCTGAAATCGAAAGGGCCTTCTCCGAAATTGTCTTCTAACCATTTGTTTCCAACAGTATTGAAAACTGAGGTTAATGATTTGGACAAGTGAGCTAAGTTCATATCAATAAATATCAATTTTGTTCAGTGATGTCGTAATAAAAAGAATCGGTGTCCTCTGTCACCCAACGGTCGGATTGATTTTCAACTGAATGTATTTCTGTATCTACTTTAAACTGTTTTAAGTCCTGTGGTATTTTTTTGGTGACCCAGTTTGAATCTTTCCAAAATATCCTATTATTTGGTTGACAAAGCAAATATCCATCGTCCCCCTCAAATATGTGTCCACATTTATAATCTGATGGCTCATCACTATATGGGTTATTATACCAATCCACGGTGAATAGATAGGTCCCCCATACTTTAGTTCCATCTCTCAGTGCTATTTGTGCTCTATGAAATGCCAAAAAATCATATTCTATAACTGAAACATTTGTTGAGAAACAATCCCAAAGTTGTTTAAAATTATAAGGGATGTCGTTTTTGGGTTCTTTTGTATAAATTTCTGAGATTGGAACTCTGCTTCTAACCATTCCATCATCTGTCATAACGTGGAAAGTTAAAATCAAACCTGATAAAGATTGTAAACCGAAAACATAAACTTTTATAAACTCATTATTGTGTTCTGAGTTTTTTGTGAAATATGACTTTTTTACTAAAGCTTTGAAACTTGGTATGTTAGAATTTAAGACCATATAAAAAAACTTATGATTTTAATCCAAAAAGTAAATTCAAGTCCACATTAGTAGTCTATAGAAACTTTTCTATTATCATACCCTAGTTCCCTCAGAAGGTTTTGTGCATCGTCTCTTAATTTTCTTTTACCTGCGAACCCGAAACCATAAGTATCTTTAAAAGTGAGACGTAATTTTACCGAGTTGTCGTTAAAGTCTGCACGAATTGAGTGGATGTGTTTAGCCCCTTCCAATCCTCTTATTTGCTTTCTGATAGATTTGAGTTCATTTTGGAACCAAACATCGTTAATTAATTTATTTTGATTTGCACCCGAAATTTCAACACCCCCCAAATAGCGAGAATTGATTTGAAGTCCCAAATACTCTCTCAAAAATTTTTCTAATCTTTTCTTTACTGC